TTGAGCCGCAGTAGCAAATGCCGCAGGGTCTTGTAAGGAGGTATCAGCCAAAGCCCCCTGTGCGGCGGTAGCAAATGCGGCAGGGTTAAATGCTTTTACATCAGCAAGATTCACCACTTCTGAGTCCATCAATGCACCTGCGGCTTGCACACTTGCGGCATCAACGGTTCCACCGCCACCACCAGCCACTTCGCTTGAACCATGATACAATTTGTTGCTATCGCCGCTGTTCAACCAAAGAGTGTTTGCGGCTACGCCACCGGGATTTGCGGAAACCGGGGTCAATTCAAGGCCGGTAGGGTCAATCAAACCATCCACGGTCAATTTGTCGGTGATGTGTGCTTCCTTTGCCGTTAGGGCAAACATAGATTGCGAGGGGCGACCAAAGGAACGGTATATGCCATCGGTAATTGGCTTGAAGTTCCATGTGCCCCTGACCTTTGGCTTTTTGACCAAGTGGATTTCCGACGAGGCATTTGGTTCCTCTCCACCCAATAGAAACACACCGTTTTGGATTTCCAAAGAATTGCATTCCAAAGTCAAGCCATTGGGAATGAACATCTTCAATCCCGATGATGCTCCCGTAGCCAACACAACATCTCCAAGGTTGGCAAAGAAGGTGGGCTTTGACCCGCTGTAATTGGTGGTGTCATTTGTGCATGGGATTTTTAGGCTGTTTGCCGCCGTTAGAGTAAGTTTGGCATTCCGCATGTCAAAAACATCGTTTTCAATGTTGAGTTGTTGTGTAGCCAAAGAGGCTGATGTGATGTGAATGTGCTTTTGTGTAGATGCCGCACTTAGGTTTGTGTTGGTGAACTTGCCCGTCGAGGTCATGGTCAATGAAATGCATTCAACCTTGCCCGTGGTAGTGTTGCTCACATTGGATGAAACATCGGTGGTGAAAATGGAATTGATGGTGATTTTGGGGTATAGTCCATCGCAAAGGAATGATGGGTCGGAATTGTTGTTGTTAAACACCCAGGAAACGGTTTCTCGGCCATTGCTACCCGAATAGGTAATGTTGCCCCCAAACACCACGGGATGGTTGAAGAACGGCGTTGTAGTGATGTGATTTCCGTTGAATGTGAATACGGTTGATGAGTTGGAAAATGCAATCTCGCTGTCGGCCAAAAAGTTAAGTGCCGTCAAAGAAAGGGTTGGGTTGTCAAAGGTGATTGTTGAGTTCCAACCAGTTGCCGTAGTCAATGTAGCAATGGTCGCTTGTTTGAAAAGGCATGGATTACCGGCACCCTCAATGTTGAACAAAAAGTCGTCGGTGGTAGCGATGCTCGATGGCGCACTACCCGTTGATTGGTCTTTCCAATTACCTACAACGGTCGAGTCTGTAGATGTGCCACCTATCCAAATCAATGTAGCCATGTCAAATCACTCGTATGGACTTGTTTCACGGAGCGAGTTGCGAATCACATCGGTTTCGTTGGTCGCCGTTGGTTGTCTGGTATTTGTAGAATCAACCACAAATGCCGTCCCTCCTTTGCCCGAAATCAAGGCCAATAACCCATCTGCTCTATCTCTAAACTCTTTGAGTTGGAATTGAAAACGCTGGTCAATCGCTTTTTGTTCCTCGGATGGGTAAAACGATGGGACGGTATTCACCAACACCAAAAGGCAGTCGGCACACACCAAAGCCTTGATAGCCGATTCTTTTTGTGCGGTGCTAACGGCGTTTGCGCTATCCGTAGCAAGGTACTCGGTGCTACGGGCTTTTTTGTTCACCTCCTCGGTTCGGATGGTGATGTATTCCTCGATAGTCGCATTATTCAAACCACGGGGACGATTCAACAAATCCCGAATGTTATCCGTGGTGATTGCCATTATTATTCCTCCGATATATACTTGGCGGGGTCAATGACGGTGGTGCCCTCGGGTGGAGAAAGCGGTCGGCCTAAAAGAACAATTCGGCCGGTTCGCATCAACCGATGGGCAAAGGATGAGTCGGGAATCCAAAGGGTGTCTCCATGTGGAATATCACCTGCCCATGCCGGAAGGGCTTTTTGGTAAAGACGACGGCAAAGCCAGCCGGGACCGGCTTTCCAATGTTTGATACGGTTTTCAAGGTCTTGAACGGTCGGCTCACCAAAGGTTGGGATGCCGAGTTCATTCGCCTTTTTCAACAGACTCGCTTTCTTGCTTCTTGCCATACTTCTTCACACTCTTTGGCTTTGTAGGAGCATCATCTTGGGATTTAACCCAGTTTCTCATGTCGGGGCCGACACCAATTAGACCTTCCGGCCATTCTTTGGGTTCGGCTTTACCGGCGGCTTTGCACATTGATTGCAAGCGGTTTAGGTCTTGGCGAGCCACGACTATCACTCCGCCAAACAAAGAACATACGGGGAGTCATTGCCACACTCGATAGCGACATGGGTGATAGCGGTTTGTGTAGCATCAAGGCGAACACAGAAAACACCGTTAGGGGCGATTTTGAAGGTAGCCACATTGTTGCTGCTTCCCGTTGCCGTGCGTAGGGAAAGAATCATCAAATCGCTGGAGTCTCGGTTTTCAAAGTAAATGCCGTCTGCTTGTGCAAGACCAAAGGTAGCAACCGAATGTTCAACCTCAGCCGAACCGCCCGTGGACGCTTCGAGCTTGATTGCATCACCGCTGGTGAAAGACAAAGAACCCGACGATTCGCTGAATCCAGTAGCACCATCACCTGCTTCTTGGCTAAAGGAAGCCGAAAGGGTGTTGTTTCGTGCCAATCAAACCACCTCAAATGCCGGTAATCTTCACGATTCGGTTGGTCACTCCGGCTGCTGAACCGTCTTGACGCTGGTGAATCACGGCTCCCATGTAGGAGGTGAGGAGGTAGTCAAAGCCGACACCTGGGATTCGGGTGATTTCGGTTTCAGTGACTCCGGGGCCATTGTAGGTGAACAGCTCGGCGGTTTCGGAACCGGGCACCATCAAAAGTGCGGTGCTGGCAAAGTCCGAATCACGAGTGTAATACACCTTGAGGTTGATTTGTCCCGAAAGACGCTCGGCCAGGGACTGAACAACATTGCCGTAAAGGGTGGTGGAGTTCATAGCCGACTTGTGCGTGGCTGGGAGAACCAAAGCCAATGGTTCATTGCCGTTCACACGGGCGTTCTGGAAAATCAGGTCCACGGCCTTCAGGATGTCTTGCTCGGCATCACCATTTGCGGCTTTGAAACCACTTCCCGTAGCGGCAAGGGTTTGTCCGGCACCGGCAAGGAGGACATCGAGGATGTGCTCGTCAATTTTGTCGGCACGACCACGGACGATAGCCAGTTGCTGTCGGTCCATGTTTTCAAAGGACTCGCCTCGGAGCTTCACGCTGTCAAGGAAAGTGGTGCGGCCTTGACCCTTTTCGAGCTTGACCGTGTAGGACTCGGTTCCAACCTTGGTCGGGTCCACAACAGCGGCATCATCGAGGGGGTAGGAAAAGGTGCCCGTTCCAGCCGTGTACCACTTGAACTCAAGCCAAGGGACACTTCGGACGCCGACCAAATCAGTTCCGATTGCGATTCGCAGGGACTCCAGTTGGATAAAGTCTCGTAGCACTTGTTGAATGACGGCATCGCCGGTTCCAAAAGGACCGTCGGCTGCTTGCACATTCAGGATTTCTTCCAGGGATTTGTTTGCCATTTTTCATCTCTCCTTTAACTTCAAGCCGTTGCTGCTCCTGCAGTATTGACTGGAATGAGTTCGCCCTCCGTGAGCGTTGCGTCGTTTGCCGTAGCCAAAAGGGAACTTCCCGTGGCTTGGCCCTCACCGACATAGATGCCAAGAACCTTGTTGGAACCGGCCGTAGCGGTTGCGAGGCCGTTTGCACCAACATAGACAAGGCAACCCGTGGTGTAGGTTGCGGAAGCGGCGGATTGAACCATCAACACGCCACCAACGGGGAAGAAGGACACCGTAGCACCCGTGGTTTCAAAGTCCAGGTCTGCATCTCGGCTGGATTCGCCAGCGGAGACACCAACACAAATGTCCGTTGCGTCGGTGGTTTCGAGTTTGTTGTTTGTTCCATCATTGACGAGGAGGCGACCAAGGCCACGGACGACCTCGGAATCCTTCAATGTTGCGTTTCGGGGGTCAGTTGAACCAAATGCTACCATGTTTTTTCACCTCAAACAGTTGTTTTCTCCACCAATCCCTCATCAACAAGTTCTTGGAAAGTCAAAGCACGAACCTCGTTGTTGCTTGCAAGGTTGGAGTTGTATGCACGGGCGAAAGCGTTGTAGGCTCGCTCGTAGATTTCGGCGTCGGTTTCCAGCATCACTCCGTTGTGGTAGGATGCAACAACCTCACGACCGTTGGATTCTGCAATTGGTTCCACGACATCATCCGATGCGGGGGTAGCCTCGGCAAGAACCTGGGTTGGTTCGGCGGGTCGGGCTGCTTCCCACGATGCGATAAGGTTTTCAATCGTTTCGGATGAAAGGTCGTCGTGTCCTTTCAATCCAATTTCCGATGCTTTCTTCACAAGTTCAAGTCGGGCTTCTTCGGCTTCGGCCGCTTCACGAGCATGAATATCGTCAATGGTTGCGTTAGCCAAAATGAGTTCGGCACGGAGCTCTTCAAGTTCCGAAGCCATTTTCTCCAGTTCATCGGTCATTTCCAGTTCACCTTGTCTCACCGAATCCTCCACAGCATACTTAAAGCCATCGGGCGAATCCGACACATTTTGGGCAGATTTAGAACTTACCTTTTCAACCGACTCGATATTGGCTCGCTCGTAAGCGGGCTTGTGGACAATCGCAAGATGGTCAAAGGTGAAGTTGTCCTCGAAAGTCATGGTTCCGTCAGCGGCCGTAGCGATGGGTATTCCCCAACCACCGATTGAAACGCCATATTCATCACGGGACCAAAGGCCGCTTTCCAATGCGGGGAACAATTCGGGACGACGGACTTCCGCAACATATCGCACCTCATACCCTTCAGGCGTGGACGAATAGGTTGCTTCGGTAATCACACCGACGACGGCATCATTCACGCCGCCATCCATGTTGCGAACAAAGCCAACACCCTTTTCTTTGGTAGGGGGATGGTTTAGCGTCAAATCGGCACCAATCATTTTTTCAACAATTTTTTCGGCACCAGCCTTTGTGATTTGCCACTTGTTTTTGTTGATTCCCTCGTGGAAAGCAATGCCGCTAATTCGGATAACGCTTTTTCCGGTAGCGGCGGAGATGTGGGCAACAATCTCTTCAATGTCGGTTTCAACCATGATGTATTCAACGGAAGCCTTCATTTTCTTTTTCATGCCATATCCGGCTTCCTTTTCATCCTTTTTCATACCCATGCCAGCTCTTTTCCTCATGTAGAAAGCGGCTTTCTTTTCGTCATACATCATCATGCCCTTCATTTCTTTTGACGGGGATGGGTATTTCTTTTGGGCTCGGTTGTGCGCCTCCTCGAAAGACATGCCACCTTTCATCAAGTCCATCATCATTTGCATGTGTTGTGGAGTATGATGCTTGGCGTGCTCTTTGAGCTTTGCTTTGTCGGCATCATCCATTTCGCCATAGACCTTGGTGTATCTTTTCATCATACCGGCAGTCTTTTCATCTTCTTCCTCTTCGTAGGACATTCCAGGCATTTTACTCACTTTCCTTTTGTGTAGTCGGACACCGACTTTCCGCTTTCCCACATTTTGCACGACCAATACCTTGCCTTTGTTTTGGGGCCGGGGTTTGTATCGCATTGGTGGCGGGAACGGAAGTTCTTTCTTCGGTCGGGGTCGTCTCGCTTGATTTCCATGTTGGGGTCTCCAAAGCGCACAATGACTGTCCTACCGGCGGGGTTTTGAACATAGACAGCAAACTTGCGTGGGCCACCTGGGGTGCGGAAAGGCTTGTTTAGACTAACGGTTTTGCCATTATACTTAGCGGCACTGACCGTTTCCGTGGAAGCAATGACGGACAACATGGCTTCCTCTACCTTTGCATCCTCGGATGCACGGGGATGGGAGCTGGGGAGTAGGTCATTGTCTTGCTTGTAATTGGGGTTAGAGGGTCGGCCATTGCGGAGAAGATAGAGAAAGGCTTTGACACGGGCGATTCCCCATCCGGTTCTTCCCATGTTGGGGGCGTGTGTGCTGCTGAAAGCACCAGCACCACGACGAAAGACGGACTTCAATGCGCCCATAGATGCCCGACTGCCTTTGCCTTTGGACGCCACCTTTTTGTTGTGCTCGGTCATGAGGCTACGAATACGAGACTCCGTGCCCTTGCTCATGCTAATTGACTTGTTGGGTTTCTTTGCGGAACCGGGTGGATTCTTCTTCGAGCCCTTTCGTCGCTCCGATGGTTTAGCGGGAGTCTTTCGTGGGTCATTTTTACCCGGTCGGCCATATTGCAAGGCCTCGACCTCATGAATCTCGTAGGACGCCTTTTTGGTTGGTGCCTCACTTTCAAAGATTCCGATACAAGCCTTGTATCGTGCGGCGGGGTTTTGATGTTTGCCAAGCATCTCTTTGTCCCCCATGCACCGAGAAAGGTAGTCCTTTCTTTTTTCATTGGGCTTTGGCACAGGCATACATAAACCCTCTTGGTTTGCTGAAGTCGTGGAAGGGTATTTCAATCCTTTCGCCATATCTGTTGATTTTCGTTGCGAATCTCCAAATACAATTTTTCGCTCATGATGTCTTGCACATCTTCATAGTCCAACACCGGCTCATAATCCAATTTGCTAACCACTTTTATCAGATTGACCATGTGCGTTCCGTCAATGGGATTTAACACGGTGATTTTGGGCCGTAGCCCAAGGTGATGATTGCGAACCGACAAAAGGTATGAATGCCACCCATGTTGTCGGTATTGGGGAAGAATGAATGTGTTCCCAACAAAGTGAAAGTGGCCCATGTCGAGGGAACCCGTGTAGCCAATGGGGGTATTGTCGTAAAACATGACCCAATGGCTCATCAAGTCAAATACTTCGGGGTAGCCCTTTTCCGAGGGAGTTTGGAATTGATGCGGCCAAGCATTGCGAAGAAAACGATGTTGCTTTACCGTTAGTCGTCCTTCTTCTTCCATACGGCCTTACCTTCCGCCACCAATTTGATTCTTGCTCGGCGTTCTTCGGCATCCATCGTATGCTTGTGTTCCTGGGCTTTCAAAGCCATTTGTCGCTCAAGTGCGGCTCTTTCCTCCATAACACGGGTTTGGGATTCAATGACCGATGGATGCAATTCCGTTTCGGTCTGTTGTTCCTTTTTCCACAATTCAAGCATGGTTGCGAAAGCAGGTTGTGCCGTTCCGCCAATGATTGCGATAAGGGCAATGAAACCCTCGATATTTTCAAGAACAACATCAGGCTTGGCAATACCCATGCCGACAACGGCCCCACTTGCAGCCAACCACAGGTAAACTGCCGGGAGTGCCGTCCATTTAATCATGCGGTCATTTACCGAGTCTTTATGTTCTCTTGCCATTGTTTATCACTCCAATTTTTTTCCTGGTTGTGCGTTGGGGCGGGGTAATTCACCTGTGGCAACGCCGCCTCCAGACTTTCGTTGCCCATTATCGTTTTTGAAACCTACGATGTGGAGTGCTTGGTCAAGGGAAATGATGCCCGATTCATAACCAAGCTTGGCTCGTTGCATTCGCACCAATGGCGTTTCCTCATCAATGGATGCAAACACCAATGGTGGTAGGTCGGACATTTTGTGTGGGATTCCCATTAGGGTTAGGTGCTTTGAAAACAACATGTTCACGCATTGCTTTAGAACGGCTTGTAGTCGGTGGATAGCCGACACCGACCAAATGTTTGCATTGTAGGTTGCGGCAAAGGTAGAACCACGCTCTTGTCCCGCCGCTACACGGGGAACATGCAACACGGCGGCAATATCGGCATTTACTGAATCAAGGAACGATGATGCATCGGGGATGGCGTTCTTTAAATCAACATGGTGAATCTCTACATAGTCGGGCAAGATGGGGATTTGGTCTCCCTCGATGCTTTGTAGGAGTTTGGCAACCTCATTCATAATGGTGGTCAGCCGTTCCTTTTGTTCGGCTGGGTCGGTGATGTGTTCAACGGCTTTCATACCGATGGTGATGTATTGCTTGGTCAGGCTATCATCCAACGCTATGCGGTTGTTGATGGTGTTATACTTAGCCCGGATGGGTTGCTTCAATGCGCTAAAGCGGCTTGCGCCCCAAATGCCGTAGGAGTATCGGCCAAGCCTATCACGGAACCAATTGCTACGATAATCAATGCGAACATGCAAAATCTCGTCGGCGGTAAAAACCTGGGTATCAACCTGGTTTTCACGATACAAGTAATACTCGGCTTTCATCACGGGATTGTCCTCGGTGATGTGTCCCGAGTAGCCCGATGTTCGCAAGTCCCGAATATCAATGCGCTTGTCCATGATGGTGACTTGCTTTACGGGTAGGGACTGAACCTTTGTGATACCAACACCCGTAGCACCAACCAACTTGTTGATGTCGTTTCCATAGACGATTAGGGAGCGTAGGCCATTGATTAAGAAGTCGTCAAAGTCAATCCTTTCAACCAATTCCCTAATTGCATCACGGATTGCACCGTTCTTTGCCTTTGGGTATTCTATCGTGTAATTGTTGGCCGTTAGGGACACGCTACGCACCGCCCCGTTCAATTCGGGGTCAAGTTTGACCATGCTATCGTAAAGGTCAAAGGTTTGGTCGTAATTGTCATATTGTGAACGAGCACGGGATGAGCGGGTCAAATCATCGGTGCTGTTCATCACATCCGACAAACCAGCAAAGACCTCCGTGGCACCGGCTTTGCGACCGCTAACGGTTAGCGTAAAGGCATCATCCTCGACCTCAGCAATGGCATTCCGGGAGAATAACCGCCGCCATAGGGACTGCTCAGCCATGACATTCAAATATGCCGTTGGCTATTTGAACGCACCGTTCAATTCTTTTTCATATAAACAAAACAAAAAAGCGGGGGACTGCGTGGGGCACCACTATTTTTTCTTATTTCTTCAGAAGGGTATGTGGTCTGTTTGTAGGTAGTGCCGATTTGCACCACCCCTTATAAGAACAAAAAATAAATTAGCGTGATTGGCTTTCTGTCATGCGTTTATTTTTTTCTTCATAACACCCAAAGAATAAAAACATTGTAGCAACCGTTATAGGGGACACCCCACTACCCTTTATCAATGGACACCCAAATAGCCCGAAACCGGATTACCGAACTTGCCAAAGACCTCCCGTTGGACATCCGTGGCAATCCCGCCACCATCAAACGCCTTTTGATGGACGAATACCCCGAGACCAACGAAAAGTTCTGGGAAAACCAGATTTACCGCTACAAAAAGCGCATGGAGGTCAATCATGGCGATGTCTATTACAACGAATCCACCGATACCTACATCACCTACATTCAATGTGCGGGTCAAAACCTCATCCTAAAGGGGGACATTCACCGTGCGATGAAAGAGGCGTATTCAAACGCCACAAGCAAAGGCGCAACCATCAACGAGATTGCTCGACAATTCAACATGCCTCGCCCGTGGTTTGAAGAATACAAACGCCGACATGGCTGGACACACGACATGCTCCCCTACACCGACGAAGAAATCCTTGATGGCGACGAGGATGAATTGGTTGATGATTTGGTTTTGCGGCGACGACGGGACATTTACCGGAAGTTTGAGCACCGAAAGTGGAAAGAGATTCAAGAGGCCGCTGACAAATGGTTCCAACTTGATGAAACATTGACCCTTGCCCTACGCAAACTGCAAAAGGCACCAAAAAAAGTCCCCAAACTCAAGATTGTTGAAAACAAAAACCCCTACGCCGCCGTCATTTCCCCTACCGACTTTCATTGGGGCAAATACGGATGGGTTGATGAAGTGGGCGAAACCTACAATTTCGAGGAGGCCCGTAAAAGACTCATGGAAAGAACATCGGAGCTGATTTCATGGTTGCCATCTCGGCCCGAAAAAATCATTTTGGCTACCGGAAGCGACTGGTTCCATGTGGACAATGACAATGGCACAACCACTCGTGGCACACCACAAGACATGTATGGCTCCCCGGCCGAAATCCTGATTAGCGGTTGTCATTTGGCCCGTGAACACATTGACCTTTTGCGACAGGTTGCACCCGTTGAAGTGGTTTTCATGGCCGGAAACCATGACCGACATAGCGCACTGGCTTTGATGCTTTACCTATCCGCCGCCTACGAGGGCATAGAGGATGTATCAATCACCCTCGACCCCAAAACCAGGCAATACCGACAATACGGAAAAACGCTTTTGGGCTTTACGCATGGCGACAAAGTGGCAAAGAACAAGCTCCCAACGCTCATGTCAAAGGAAAAGAGGGAACTGTGGGGACAAACTGAAAGCCACATTTGGTTCACCGGACATCTACATCACCAGGCTTTGCATGAACTTGATGGTGGATTGGTTGTTCAACTCCCATCATTGGCCGCACATGACCGATACCACTACCGAGAGGGCTACACCTGTGCCCGTGCCGGATTAGCCGCACACATCATTGACAAACAACTCGGCTTGATTGGCTCCCTATTTAGCCCCGTGAGATGATAACATGGTTCGTAAGTGTCTTCGCAAGTGCAACACCTGTGGGGCCGAAAAGGTCATTGCCGATGGAAGCCACCGTGTCTGGCATCCCGCCCTAAAAAAACAAGTTTATTGTGGCACCTTCCGTGTCAAACGAGCCCCCGTGGTGATTAAAAATGAATCTGAATGAAACACTTTCATTGAAACGCTCACGCAAAAATCCCAGGTACTTCTACGAGTGGTTGGGATATTCGTGGGGAGAGCACATTGGGGATTGGATGGGACTCTACACAAAGCCAAGTGATGCACATGTTCACCGTGTTTGTATCATTGCACCACGGGACCATTCAAAATCAACCACCCTCCGTGTAGCGGTATTATGGTCGTCCCTCTTTGAAAAGTGGAGAGGCAAACCGTTCACTACATGGCTATTTAGCGCAAGCAAGGATTTGGCGTCCCGTAGGCTTGATGAAATCCGTCAAGACATGGCTCGACACCCACAACTGCGAAAATTGATTGACCCAAAGCGTGGGGGTAAATATGAAATCTTTTTCACAAACGGTTCATGGATTCGTGCAACGGGCGTAGGTGCCGCTATTCGTGGGGAACACCCCGCTCGTATCGTGTTTGACGATGTATTGGACGATATGGGCGACCAATCCCCCACCACCCTACAACACTGGTTCCGAAAGAAAATCACCCCCATGTTGTCCCCCGGAACATCGCTGTTCGTTGTAGGCACACCAATGTCCATGACCGACCTTTACCACACCGAAATGTTGTCAAACGACGCATGGCAATCGGTGATTACATCGGCAATCCCCAATTGGGATGAACACAAAGCGGATTCAACCATTGAACCTATCGCCCTTTGGGAGGAGCAAAGACCCATCACCTTCTTGATGGAGCAAAGAAAGGCAATCGGTGAACTTGCCTTCACACAGGAATACTTATGCAAAGTGGTGGATGATGATGCCCAGGCTTTCCGTAGGGAACACACACGGGCAAATCTTGACATGAATGCCGTGCTATCTATGAATCGTGAGGGAAAACACATCATAGGCTTTGACCCATCACAAGGTTTGGGGCAAGACTACTCGGTTATGGTTGTCCTACGGCAAGACAATGAAGGCTTTGTCCACTTTGTTGATATGTGGCGGCGAAACGACTTTGCACCCGATAGGCAGGCTGACATGGTAGGGGAACTCACAAAGCGATACAAGTGCGCCGTTGCGGCGGAGGATGTTGGTTTCCAAAGGCTCTATGAATCATTATTGATTCAAAAGGGGATAACGGTTGAATACCTCCCATCAAAAGTGAGCAATCGTGCGCTAAAGCAGGGTTTGATGAATCGGTTGCGTGTTTGGTTCGAGCAGAAAAAGGTGATATTTCCCTACGGCAATGATGATACCCGAAAGGTTGTTGATACCTTGCTCGACGAACTTGACCTCCATGTGTGGAAAGACGGAAATATCGTTGATGTTGGCAAACACAATGACTGCGTTATGGCATTTGCTCACGCAATTGACCAAATGACTCACAATCAAAGCACATCTATGCCCGTTGCTACCAAGGCAATAAAAGCAACCAGTTGGGGCAAAGGTCAATCAAACGGGCGGTTCATCACCTTCGGTGGTTAATTTCACATACAGGTCGTCGCCATCACAAACCGGGCATTGAAATCTGTAGGACAGCGAGTTGTCCTCGGCATAAAAAATGGCTCCCACCACGCCCCATTTGTCCCCATCATACCCACATGTGGCGCATTTCATGTTGATAGAAATATCGTCGTGCCTATTTAATTTGTGTTATTTTTGGCAAAAATAGCAAATATAAAGCAATTTTCAAAAAAAAATAAAATGCAAAAACTGTGGGTGGGCGGTCTCGACTGGCCGTGGGCATGGGCTTTTTGGCGCAATGTTTATATGCCCCCATGCGGTAGCATGTTTAACGGCGGATAACGACCCGCCGGACGCAACAAAAAGGATGTGAAAATGATGCCCGAACAAAAGAAAGGAACGCAAACCATGCCCCAAAAATGGCACATGGCTTTGACGGACGCCGCAAACTTTGGTGAAAAGTGCGTGGCCGCCGACAAAGACGCCATGACGGCCGCATGGGTTGCCAAACCACGAACAACCCCCGAACCCGTCGGCATGACACGGGACGACTACGCCCATGGGGCCGATGTCCACCGTGCCATCGCCGCAACCTATGAACAAACCGCCGCCACGGATGCCGTCGCCGCACGCAAAGCCGACCGACACCACGCGTTGGCCGACGCAATGTGCGCCATCGCTACCCGTGCATGGACACCCAAAAAGGCCGACACCGCCGCCAAAGCGGCCAAAGCCGCCGCCGATGCAAAGGCCGCCGCCGTTGCAAAGGTCATGGAACAATTGGCCGCCGCCGGTTTGACCGTGGACGATTTGGAAACCCAATAACCACGGACGGGAAACGGGACAACAACAACACAATAGAAAGGAACGCACAACGATTGAAAGCGGGAACACGATTCGGTGATAGATGATAGGAACACAATGAACACGGACACGGGGAAAGGGAAACGCCCATCGGTAGCCAATCCGATGCGCCAACCCCCCCAATATGTCAAACGACAACCGCCCAACGATAGCGACGGTGGCTTTCCGTGTGAACGCCACCCGACACATGATGAACCACGACCGCCGCATTTGGTATGTGGACAC